AAAATGACTTTTCATAGCGATATAGATTTTATATGCTTCAAAATCTGAGATCTTTTTACCCTACATTATCAATCTCATCTATAGTGGGAGTTCTTCGGATGTCTTTGGCAGTAAATGTAGTTTCTCACATTCATATTGAATTTTCTTTTTTAGTATAGGAGACAATAGACCACCAGCCACTTCCACTTCCAAACTCTGTTGCTCGCAATATTCGACAATTGCATCCATATAATTCATACTGTTTTCCTTCGCAAAACTTTCTATCTCTTGCGAGAATTCTTTGGGACTTTTGGTGTTTAGCATATACTCGTTATTCCTTGTAAAAGATGTGTTTACCAATAGTTACATTAGTGGGGGTTAGGTTAAATTTGTGGAAACTTGGACTTACATAATCCGCATGGTAAAACAGAGCACCTTTGGTGGGATCATTATGGTTTAATGTTGAGTGTTCAATCAGAACAGATGTTGCAACGTTTACAGCCCGCTTCCACGCTTGTCGATCGAGTATTTTGTCAGACTTGCCGTCACAGAACCAAGAAAATTGGCACCTGTTTCGTACAGGAATCATTACTGCGTCAAATGGGTCTCTGGTACTTTTGGTTTTCCAACTTTCTTTGTACTTACCTTCGTAAACTACACTACAGATACTACTGGGAAATTTGCTACTTACCGTTCTGTTTAATGTGACGTATGCGATTGCGACTTGACCTAAAATACTCTCGCCTCGTCCTTCAAAATATATGTTCTTTGAAAGACAAGTCAATTCTTCTTTTAGTGATACTCCGTCAGTCCAATCCATGAGTTCTTGTTGAGTAAATGCGTCTGCCTGTCCTATGGGTGCGACAAGAAGTACAGCAGCCGTGACTGCGGATAAAAATTTCATATAACTTCTCCATCTATCTAAATTGATGTGACCATTATACTATAGTTTTATCCTATTGTCAAGCCTTTAATGGTGCGATTAATTATTTATATGATTATCGTTGGGGTGGGCGTCTGCCCTCAAGAATACAAATTTTGTCTTCTAACTCTTCAATCTTATACGATATGTTGGGGTATTTCTTTTTCCATGCGTTTTCGCTATCCAAAACTGTTAGATTGTATCGGTCAGCAGCCCAGTCATATGTATCTGATACTTTCTTGAAAAACCAAACACCCAACCTAGTACTCCTAAACCATTCTGCTGTTGCACTTCCAAGAATGCTCCCTGCAATCACTTGAATTATCCAAAACCACATTTTCACAACTCCTTCCTCATGGCGTTAATCCGTTGTCCTGTTTATATACCTTTATCATGTCAATTAGACTATGAATCCAATTATCACGTTTTTCGATATAAACTTCTGCATCAGTTTTACCATCAACTTTAGCAATAATAACAACTTGCGAAACAGGTATTCCTGTTCGTTCTTCAAACATGACTGCATACCCTGCACACTGTGCATAGTATTTTTTCAACTTGTCTCCACCGTATAAAGTTAAAGACCTCTTAGAAGTCTTGAAGTCGATGATAGATAGTTTACCATTTACAAGAGCCACGCAGTCGCATGTTCCCGCTATCCCCAAGTGGTCAGAGTACATAAACCATTCTTGACAATAGACATCAGTAATAAGACGGTCTAGTTCTGGTTTAAGGATAAGAAAATCTTCTATGTCACTAAAGACCTGACCTTCCTTATAATCTTTGTTGTTTATATAGTCTTCGCACATCTGGTGAACATTGGTTCCCCTGCGAGATGCAGTGACCGATACACGATTTGCCTCTTTCTCACCGACACGTTTGCGCCATGCCATTATGGCATCTTTGGTGAAGTGAGACAGTACTGTTGTTATTGAGGGATATCTTTTGCCGTCGGCCGTTTCATACATCCGACTACCATTGACGTTTACACGTTTTACTTCTAAACCATTACTATCAAATTTAATATGATTAAACATAATTTCTCCATTTCTGCGTATATTATACCACAACTATATGGAGAAGTCAAGCGTTAATCGCAGTTATTTGTCCATTAATTTCGCTAACGTCTGTCCTTTTGGGATTTTCTTCATAATAACGTCATATAACTTCTTTTTGATGAGGTCACCAGTTATAGTTCCACCCTTACCTTTACTGATATTCGACAGCATAGGTTTGCCTTCCTTCTTCATAGTGAAGTATGTAAAGTCTTTCACAATAACCCCACCTTTACGGTCAGTAAGGGGTTTGCCATTATTGTCTGTGTATACAACTGTATGTTCTTTCCCACCCAAGACAACATGACATGCGCCGTCCATTCCAGATGGAAGACCACCTTCGATAATTTTTACCATTGTGTTCGCCGCACCTTCGTGGGTCTGGAGTAAGATGTCATCTGGAACAATTCGAGCTCTGTTTTTATTTTGTTTTACTGATACAGAATAATCTGTCAATACCCAAATTAAATGAATATTTTCTGGTTGATATCCTGCCTCCAAAAGTGAAGGTAATACTTTTGTGAGGTTGCCAAGATTTTTAAGAGTAACATCAAATAATATGTTGGGTCTGGTGTTGGAAGACATCCCTCTCAGCAGTGCCGAAAATGACTTGTCCTTGATTCCCATATCATCAACTACTTGGTGCAGTTTGGCAACATCATCTGGATTCCGCAAGTCGAGATTTGCAATTTCATCATTTTCATCTTTTAGTCCACGAACCTTCATAACAAGACGTTTCCATTCGTCCACATCACGAATTTTATATTTATTCCCTTCCATAAAATTCTGGATAGTAAACCCCTTTCCAGAACCAGCTCCGCCGGCAAGAAATACTACTTGATTGTACTTTTTACCCTTACCCACAATGACAAGTTTTTCGTCCAACTGCAAATAGTCTTCGGTTAGATGGGAGTCTCTTAATTCACTAAATGATTTCATTGTTCTCGTCCGTTTCTGTTTCTACAAAACACTCTAATACGTCTTCTGTAAATTTTTGTTGCATTTCTGCTACGTCTTTCCATGCATCTACTGCATTGTCTATGTCGAGGCAAATTGGATTTGGAATACCCAATTGCCTATCGACAACAGCTCGTATGATTATATTTATAAATGTTAAATCGTCAATCATTTTCGTGTCTTCAACATCAAAATCATACTCATCAAACATCTGAACTAGAATATCAATCATGGACTTGGACATGTCATCCGAAAAATCTTCTCGTTCTGCGGCATCTATTAGTTGACTCACGTTCTTGACGCCATGAAATCTTCTCATTTCGAAGAGCTCTGTGGCGTCAATTACGTTATCTTCTTTTGTCTCCATACCTTTAGACTAGACCCATTTTTAGTTTTTGTATAATATAGGATTTAACGAACTCACTCCTTACGATATCTTCTTCATCAAATTCAATGAAGGAAATGTCTTGAAGGTTTTTTATGATATCCATGAATATATTTATTCCATTTTTTTCATTAGACTTATTAAAATCACTCTGTCTGAAATCACCACAAAATATAATCTTACAGTTGTCTCCAATTCGTGTTATAACAGAGTCCAATTCGTGGAAAGATAAATTCTGACACTCATCTACAATTACTATAGTGTCATTCAAAGTCATACCACGGATGTACGATGTGGTCTTAAAATCCACTACCGACTTTTTCCTCAAAAGGGTATATGCATCCCCCCTGCGGAATAACTCATTAAATATAGACTTATATGGTGCTTCGTAAACTTCTGCCTTTTCATCTTCATTGCCTGGCAAAAATCCAATGTCTCTAGTCGGCACAACACTTCTAACTAAGGTCAAATTTTTATATGCTGGTCTGGGTTGCATTAATTCGGTCATCGCTAGATAACACGATATATATGTTTTCCCTGTTCCCGCTACACCGTGAAGAAATAAATGATTATCTTCTGAATACTCTTTAAAAGTTTTTTCTTGGTTCGGGGTTAATGGTATGATACCATCCAATTTGAAATGTGACTCTGCATGTGAGAATTGTGCTCGTTTTTTAGCGACTGATTTTTGTCTTCCCATGTGATGTTGTCCTTTTGGTTGGTTAAGACCAATATCATTCTATAACCATTGTATAAGGATTCAATCAAGTTGGTCATTCGAAACTTGAGGTCATTTTACTTGCGCCGGGCGCATTGGCTCTGATTTTGTCTAGTACTTTCTCCTTAAATTCTGTCGGTACTTTTCTTAGACCCAGATTTACAGGGTCTCCTATATTCACTTGCGTGATTACTTGTTTTAACTGTGGATGAAGTTTTTTGTGTTCTTCAAAGTCATTCCACGACATTAATACATCGTGTTGTTCGCCTGTTTCTTTATGTTCTAAAGTATATGTTGGCATAATAAAATTTTAACCTTGTTAGTTGATGTCTCTATAGTATCCCATAATATCGTGGTCTCCCACCAGATTACTAATAGATAATATATTTTTCCAGTATTGCCCCAAACGTATCCTTGCAAGTTTTGAAGCACTAGGAACACTATAACACGTTTTCGTTAGCTTGTCAACTACTATTATCAGTCCAGTGTGTTTATACACAATACCGAAAGGGATGCTGGGAACAATGTCACAACCGCGAACATGTCTATAGATTCTAGACTTGACGTTATCGGCATATTTTTTACTGCCCACTCTAGGTTGTCCATATGTATATACTTGACATACATACTTCGACCTTGCTGCAGCAACTGTGGCTAGCGCACCTCCAAGACTATGACCACTTATATAAATGCAGTCACCTTCCTGATAAATGCCATCCAAGTATGATTCTACTTGGGGCCAGATTTTATCTAGTGCAAGCGCGAATCCGCTATGCACTATTCCTTGTTTTTCGTTGGCGGGTATTCTGGGAATTATGTTGATGTCGGCCATAACATCCTTCATTTCGTTAGGTTCTGTTCCCCTAAACACAAGGATGATTGTTTTGCCGGTCTTCAGACACAATGCCTCTGTCCCATCATTATCAAATAATTTATAATCTGATTTTGTATAATGAGACAGAGTGTCTTCAAAAAAATCTCTGTCATCGGTTTTGTATACTAAAGAACACCAAAGAGCTAATTGCTTTGCCGTTTCTTTTGTATATTCGGTTCGACCTATAATACTATTGTACTTTTTGAACTCTTCTTGTAATATCATTAATCACCTAATCGGTATTGCGAAGTATATCCAAAAGTATTTATAGTAATAAAAAATCCAAAACCCACGATTTATGACTTTACATCAACGGCGATATTACAAACAACATTACAAGTAGATGCACCGTACACAATATTTCCATACTAAACTGTTCAATTAATTTTAAACCACTCAAAGTCGCGAGTTTCACTAGTTTTTTCTTCTCCATTTGGGTGTAACATGATTGTTACATTATTATTTATACACATAAACAAAAAAAACTGTATGATTTTTACGCATACAGTCTATGTCTTGATTTGATGGTA